CGAATCGACTCCGAACGACGCTTGCTCATCGGTCGGGTTACGCACGTAGAGCATCGTTCCTGTGAAATAACAATCGCCATAAACCGGATCATTCTCAATATAAACCCAAGGATCGTATTCCGTTTCAAACCAATACATCCGGCACGTCGGACCGGCGTCGAGGATATAATCACCATTCAGGGCAGCCTCAAACCCCGTGAAACCACGGACAGACACAATCACATAACGTGGCTGGCATACCTGGTCACAAATCCCGTAAAACCCATTTCCAGACACCGTGTTGCCGCCAGCGTTGGCCTCCAATCGCAGCACTGAATCAACGGGCGCCACACGGAGAATATCACCGCTCTGGTAAGGCAACTCAATCGACTGCAATTCACTGCACTTATCATCCGTTTCCGTGTAGTACTTCGCCCCAAAAACGTCCGCAGAAATGGCCAATTTCGCCTTTTCCCAGTCGCGAACAACTTCGACGGTAATGTCATCATCTTCGCCATAAATCCCGTATTCGTCGGTCCCGACACACGGAAAACGGGCATAGTACAAGCATTTCTCCGTGCAATTCGGCGTGTTGATCAACGGTACTTTATGCGGCCAACCGTCTAAACAATTAAGGCTGGACGGCAGATTGAACAAGGTCGCCCGCAAATTTTTCGGTTCCCTAGCCCCTCGACAGCACGATTCACAGGGGTGGCTTTGGCAACCGGACAAATAATCTCCGCACGGCCAAGCCGACACCCGTACCATTCCAGGAAAGTGGCACGCCGGTAAATTACAACAGCTGTTACCGGTCGTGAAGCACTTCGGAGTCAGCGGTGCATTACAGTGGCACTGCACCAGCAGCGTTTCGCAATTAATCTGGCCGTTATTATCGGTCTGCAGGAAGAATTCAAAAACCTGCTGCTTCCCCAATGCCGAATTGGGCGACGGTATTCCCGGCAACCCCCACGGTGCTTGCAACGAGTCGTAGAGGATGACGTTGCACATTAACTCCCCAACATACTCATCGTAGCCGCCATACCCACTGAAAAGACGGTTCCCGATCACAACCGCAATCCGGTCATACTCGTGGCAAGGTTCCGGGCCACAACGACGCTTCGGACTGCACACGTACCCAGACCAAATACAGGCGTCCCTGATCGTGAAATATCCGTCCCCATACCTTTGGCCTGGGTCAAGACAATAGTCAGGATAATAAAAATGGTACGCCGTTCCGTACCACTGGAGGAAGTAAATCCCAGTATAAGTCGGACAATATTCACCAGTGTAGCCGTATTCACCAGTGTAGCCGTAGCCGTCGCAGACATCGCCCAAATAGGCAATTTCCACCCGAAGACAAAACGGAGCAGAGGCAAGGCAGTGCGGACAATCCGTAACTTCCTGTTCTCTACAGCACCAGGGAAAAAAGGGGATATGCGTCATATTTGAACACTACAACCGATCGCAATAACAACAAACCTGTCAAACTCCGGGTCGTAAAGGGCCAAACCAGGCGTCCCCACGGTACCGTAAAACAAACCTAACGGATGGTCAAACACTTTAATTGTTACGCCAGTCGATTGGCCGGCTGCATCGACAATATAGGCATTCGCGTAACTGCCAGATTCCAACTGCTCGGCCAACATAAACGGAATCGGCCGGGAAACCCTCGCCCCGACGACAACCCATACATCATTCTGGTAGGTCACGAAAACCCAATTACCGGGCGCAATCGACGGAGGAGCAACCGGGCCAGATTCATTTCTGGCCGTCAAAGTAGGCGCCCAGATCGTTATCTGCCGTTCCGGCAATTCCACTGCCCAGCCGGTCTTGTAGAGCGTAATAAACTTCGCTGTTGCAAAATACCAATTCGCTGGGCCATAAGGCCTAGGAAGCGGTTCCCCCTCATTTTTAGTCCAATCGCTCGTCACCTCCGCAATCCGAAGCGTCTTCTGCCTGGGAACAGCTACCGCCTGGCCACTCGTAGTAGAAAAAGCGTCGCCACCGGCGACCGTCAACTGCGACGCTCCCCTGGCAATATCAATCAGGCTGCCTATCGCCTTCGCGGAAATGGGATCGCCCGCCTTGGGCTTGCGGATAAACTTCGTCATAAGAACATATTCGTGAAATCGACAACTCGATACCGCGGCACCCAACTGGAGCCGTCATACATCAGCACTTCCTTCCAACCGTCAGCCCTGTACTCGTGGTTCCAGCCGTAGGTCTGCGTGCCAACCTTTATCGCTCTGTACTGAAGCTTAACTGTCACCGTCCAAGAACCGGGATTAAGAATTTCCGCCTTCGTCGATTCCTTCAGTTCATACCCGCCAAACAAAAGCGTCTGCGGAGCTTTACCGAGAAAAGTCGATTTATTCACCGCCCCTTCGTACTGCTGAAAATCCGGCGGATCGTCAACATAATTCCAAGTCAGGGTTATCTCCTGCTGGCTAACAAAAAACCGACCGGCAGGCGATTCATCTTCCGGGACGGGTTTATCCGGCTGCCCAGCGGTATTATCCGCCCAGCGAACATTCCCAGCCGGAAACCGCATAATCTCGACCGACGACGAAATGGCTATCTGGAGGCTAGTATTTTGCCGGATCGTAGGCCGCGGAATACTCGAAGGCCATTGATTCGCACTGGCATGAGTAAAATCAGTTCCATAACTCGCCTCCAACAATGCTCTCGTGTAGGCGATCGGCATACCAGCCCCAGCCGGGTCTTCGGTCGGAAAAGGCTTAATCTGTACTTCGTAGCACCAGCAGTTGGGTATCTCCGGATGAGGCGCCCCGAGCAAGGCTTCCGCCTGATCAAACCGCTCACCCCAGTCACAAATAAACTGCCGGGACGCTGTATTTCCCTGGCCAATACCGTGGCGAGACGAATTAGAACCGCTAATTTCGTTCAGCATTACGGCGCAAACCTCCCAGTCGGTTCAGACACAACCTCGACACGCAACCGGTCACCAGCAGCCGCCTGGGCCAGTTTTTCAGTGGCCGCCGCGTTACGTTCAGAGGCTTTGGCTATCTGTTCCTGGATGCGTTTGCCCGCCTCCTCTTGCATCTGTTTGGCCAAATCAGCCAACCCAACGAAACTAATCCCCGCCTTACCTACAGCGGTGGCCGGGCCAGCCAGACCTGGTCCGGCCGGACCGGCCGGTCCAGCTGTAGGCGGAGGAGCTTCTCCAGCCGCTTCCTCTGGCTTTTCCCCTTCCCTCTTTTTCGCGTAAAACTCCTTCCGCCTCTTTTCCAACTCTTCCGTCAACTGATCCAGATACGGAGTCGAATCCTTGACCGCCGCCTCAACAAACGGAGGCAGTTGCTTAACCGCACTTTCAAACCCCTCCAAAAGCGGCGTGTAATTAAATTCAAAATCCTTTGTGCCGCCACTCTTAATGTAGTCCCAAACAGAAGACCACAAATTTTTCACATTCGTAACAATATTCGAAAACACCGTGTAAATCGCGTTTCCGACCGTCTTGAGAATATCCCAAAAATTATCCGCAAACCACCCGACAAGGATGACAATGTTGTTGAAGAACGTCTTAAATCGCTCGGCCGCATTACTGATCCACAACCGCACCCGCTCAGCCATAATCTGGAAATACAGCCGCCAATTCGACGCAAAAAATTCCAGGGCCATTAGCCCGTCCATAATGGCCTTTTTCAAATCAATCTTCCCCAAGGCACTGGTCACCCCGATTAAGTTCAGAAACCCAGTGACTAGCGACGAAATCATTTCCCAGCACATTCGCAGGCAGGCCACAAAACTGGACAGCCACTGCTTCATGACCGGACCCCACTCATCGAAAAACCCCTTAATCCGCCCAGCAAGGCTATCCAGCCACGTACCCAAATTGGCCAAGACATCTTTAATGTTGAAGGTATCAATCAGCGACTGACCGAACGTCGCCAAAGCCGTCTTCAAGTTACCGGTCACCGTCGACCACAAGCCGCCTGTCGTAAGGGCCAATTTCGCCATACCACCGGCATACTGGCCACCGGCATTCGTCAACGCTTCAATCGCTTTCTGCACATCGGCAAAGCCGATTTTCCCCTGGCTAACTAAATCGGCGACCTGGGCCTCGGTCACCCCAAACGCCTTGGCCAACTCCCGCGTGACCGGAATCCCTCGCTCCTGGAATTGAATCAAGGTTTCCCCGGTCATCTTGCCACGGGACTGGATTTTCCCGTAGATCATGACCAAATCTTGGAGCGGAACGCCGGCAAGGGCGGCAATATCACCCAACCGCCGCATGGTCGGAATAATATCCTGAGCCGACGTTCCAAAGGCCAATAACTGTTTGGCTGCCTTCCCCAACTCGGCCTGCTCGAACGGCGTTTCGGCAGCGAATTTATTTATGTCCTGAATCATCTTGGCCGCTGCCTGTCCAGACCCCAGCAGGACCTCGAAGCTCGTGGCCAACGCCTCCGTTTCCGCCGCCAAAGACATTATGCCTGCCGTACCAGCGACACCAGCAGCGGCCAACGCACCGCCGACAAGAGACATCGGGTTGACTAACCCGAGAAAAGTAGACCCAATTCTACGAATCGGTGCAGTCGCAGTAGCCGCAAAGCTGGTTAGCTCAGCCTTAACCCGGTTCAACGCTCCAAGGACGCCCCCAATTCCCTGGACGCCCAACTGCACATAAAGATTAGCCAAAACGGTCATAGCCGGACCTTCCCTCGCTTCATCGCCATGTACTCGTGGTACGACACCCAAACGGTTCGTCGGGCCGGATCGTGGCCAGTCAAAACGGCCGTAATTTCAGCAGGCGTTAAATCCATAATCACCTGTGGCGGCCAACCGTACCGCTCAGCGAGCGTGTTGAACAACATCGCCCAGTCAGGCGGTTCGGTCGCACCGCCATCTAACCGTTTTTTAGTGACGGTTGCTCAGCCCCTTTCATCAGTCGCTCAAACATGCCCATTAAGACCGGAACGTCGTACTCCTCTTCGGCCTTTTCCACCCAGTCAACCGCATCATTGAGCGTCCTAATTTCGTCGCTGTGATACCGCTGAAGGACAATAAAGGCGTTCGCTGCAATCTGCATCTTAAAGGGCAACTGGGACAGGTTGGCTATCCCAAACGACCGATTAGCAGCCGCCTGGTAAACCGCCTTCCAGTAAGCCTCAACTTGATTGCTTGGCACTTTGGCGGCATTCTCAAACGCTGCCTCCAGGGGATCCGGCAAGTGGGCCAATATCTGTGCTTCCAACTCCGCAAAATCGCGGAGCCGTGGGCAGGCCAACCGATACTCCTTCCCCCCAACAGTCACATTCCGAAACAACGTTCCGCTAATCCGGGCCAAACCGTCCATTTTCACTCCTCCTTTTAATTGCAAACGTTAAAATCACGTTACCTGCCCAACCGTCCACGGGCCATCGGTTTCAAACGAGGCCGAATATCCAACCGCTTCACCGTTGTCAATATCGACCTCGACGTGAACGCTTTTGATAATAGCACTTCCACTCAACTGCAGCGTGCCCGACCCTCCAGTGTTAAGGGTCAAAGACACCGAATCCCCAATATTCGGAATAGTGCCGCCCGAGTCGAGCTTGGCCTCATAACTACCCGTCCCCTCTTTCGTACCGGCGACGGTCGCCTTCCAACCTAAGCTGTTGGAATGGCCAACCCGTGACGTGCTGACAGTCAAATCGCACGTCCATTTCGTAACGTTCGCAATGCCAGTAGGGCCACTAACAGAACCGTCTTTACCGCTGAATAACGCCATAATTCAACTCCTTTTATTAACCTACCTTACAAACCGCATCGTATTCCAGCCGATAAGTCGCCGTCCAAATCTGGGTCGCCGGTGGAATCACTTCCCCAGCCGCAATATCCCAGTCAATCTGCATGGAAATTGTCTGGTAATCGTCGCCGTCGAGGTGCTGAAGATTCTTTTCCATCAGCCGACCGAGCATCGTCAAAAAGACAATATCCCTGGCTTCGGTGACCACCGTGACCACGACAGTGTGAATATCCTGGCCGCTCGACCGAAGTTTCTTTCGGGCCGTCAGGCCGGTAATCCCGACCACCGGGAGGGCCTGCCCCTCATTCAGCGGACCGATGACAACCCGGCTAGCCGGAACGAGGCTATCCAACTCCTCGACCGACCCCCATACCGTCCGAAGGTTGTCGATAATCGACGCCATTACAACCCTCTTTTCAGATAGGCCATAATCACCAAATCAATCTGCCGCTGCGTTTGCTGGACGGCCACACTCAGCCAGGGCCTCGGCCGGTAAAACTGTGACCCAACTTCCAAATAGGCCATGTAAATCGCGTTCCTAGACGGGCCGATCCTCGCAGTCAAAGCCGGTTGATCAAATTCAATCAAAATATTTCGCCGTCCGAATCCAGTCCTTAACGCCGGTGGACTGCCAGGAGCACTGGGCCGGAAGACCGTATAAGTGCTCCCCTTTTTCCCGGCCGACGTGTTCCGTATCCGTTTAACCCTGATCCTCTTGGCCGGCCGATTACACAAAATCCTAGCCCGCGTCTGGAGAATAGAGGCGGCCGATTTAACCCCTTCCCACGCATTCCGCCTCATTCTCTCAGAGAGGATATTCCCGTACCATTGGAACGTGACAGCCATTACGTGTATCCGATCGAAATAGCTTCGGGCGACTGGTTCAAATCATTGGCAAGCTGCTGCTCCAACTGGACAATCAAAGACTGCACCTGCTGGAGCTTCGCCAGCAAAGCCTCCTCATACTCATGCCGAGAATATTCTGGGCCGCCCGGCGTATTCAACTCCGCCAGATACCTACTGCGAATTTCGTACAGGGCCTGAAGGTCAGATTGAATGCTCATAACTCAGCCTAAAAATAACACGACAGTGCGTTCCCAATGACCATACCGACTGCCCCAGAAACAAACCAAATCAGCCAGGTTATCGCCGTGACCTTCGCCACTAACCCAATTGACCCATTCCCGAACAACGTCTTTTTGACGACAGTGACGTCTTTCTCAATCGCAGAAAGACGCTTGCTGTGGCTATCATAAATCGCTTCAATCTCCGTGCGAAATTCCTGGAGTGAAGTCTGAATATCAATAAGCCGCTGGAGCACTTCTTGTTCTTGCTGCATAACAATCCCTATTTCGCTGCCTAAACGTTTCGTCCATAAACAACTCCACGCATCGCCCAAGCATCCGTAAAAGGCGACGCCCTAAAATAACTTTCCGGAATAATAGCGTAGCCGTTGACGCCCCAATTAGCCCCCCAGCTATTCACAATTTTGACGCCCCAACCCTTCCCTTGTTTGTACGTCATACCGACCGCACAAAGGGCATGGCCACCGCCACCCCTTCGATAATCCGGTACCCAACCGTCGCCGTCCGGCGTGAAATTATTCCCAACGAGAATGCCGACGTTGACCAAAAACCCCAACTGAAGAGCCGACCCAATGTGGTCAAAGGTCGGGCAGTCCCACGCCTCCAGGACCCGATATTTCTTCGCGTTCTCCTTCCAATTAGGCGGCCAACGACGAACATGCCATTCCAACTCCGGAACGGTCGCCGTGTCGCAAACGCCGGTCTTCTCTAACGCCTGGATGGCATCCGACAGGTACGATCCGGCGTCCCTTCCGCCATTAATCTGGCCATACAGGCTGCCCGCAGACAACTTCACGTAACGAAACCCGGCAATATTCCGGAGTACGTGAAGGCACTGGACGGAAGCAAACGCGTTGCACGCATTCGTCCGCTGCTGATTCAAAACCTCCGACACGTACGGAGCCATATCAATCGGTCGCCACTGCTGACGCGGAATCAGCACCGTGTACGGCCGTTCCCCAAACACCGGGTAAACAGTTCCGGGAGCGGCAACCCGCTCCAGGCAACCCAGAAAATACTCTCGACCGTCGATAACAACCGGATTCACGTCCGCCATAACGCCTCCTTATCGCCTGAATAACCGCCAACGGGTCGTCGTACTGGCTGGCTGGTTAGGCACCGGACAATTGCCGCTAGGACAGCCTGCTGGACGGCCAGAAGACCGAAATTTATCCAAAACCCCCTTAACCTCCGACACGGTTTTCGGGACCGCCCCATTATAAAGCACAGTCCCAGCATCATCGGTCACAAATAGACGGGGAAGGCCACTCTTCCGGGCCAACTCAATCAAACTCGACAACTCGGCAGGCACCTGGCCATTTTCATCGACAATATCGTCATCGACAATCAGCAGCGTAGCCTGGGCGTCCGCAATAACCTTCCGTAACTCTTGGCTAACAATCACGTCGGCCAATTCCTGGGTTCGCTGCTCAGTTTCCTCAATGATTACGACGTGCAGCGACCCCACCGGTTTAGGATCAGGATCGGGAATCGGGTCCGGAGGCGGATCAGGACCCAGGTCCGGGTCGGCCAGATACTTGATAATCAATTTCGGCGGCTGGTCAGCGGTAGCGACCACTAACAGCGGCATCCGCTTGCCGTCAATCACGATCCCCGTGCCGGACGATCCATCAGCCAGCGGCACAGAAAAGGCAACTTCCCTGGCCAACTCCTGGCCGGCTAGATAGCCCGGCCACAAAACACACAACAGGACTACAACAGCAATCATCCGTTTCATTTCAGCACCCTTACGATCAAACGGATCAGCGTCACGACAACTGACAGAATAGTCACCGGATCGACGCCCGCCTCAACGGCCGCCAACTCGTCACGCACCGACTCGTTAGCATAGTAAAGGGCCTTATCGGCGACAATCGCGTCATCATCTTCCGAATGCAAGAGGGAAATAATCACCCGAAACACGTCGTACCACGGTTTGAACGCCTCGTAGGACGAGAAAACGTGCGTGTTAAGGAAAATGACAACCTTATCGTCGTACGTGTTCGGCGTGATGACCGCCAAGCTGTTCGCAACGGCCACAACCTTTCGACACCAGGCGTAAACCGCCTCCGGGTCAGACAAATCGGGCAACGTCAACAAATCCGACGCCCGCTCCAAAATAGCTTTCGCATCGCGTAAAAGCCTGAGAAGGTCAAGAATGTGCAATCGACCGGCCATTTTACTCCTCCTTTCGATCAATCACCTAACACACTGTACAAAATAAAGTGGGCCTCCGTGCCCACTGGCACCCGGGAGACAGGGTGGCTATTAGCTCGGCACTTGCTTCGACCAAAGCCGCGGTTCAATAATCACAGGCGTGCCGTAGTACGACGCCTTGTAGGCCGCAACAATATCACGGTAGAAGCTCCGTTCGCTGGTAGTTGCCGCCTCTTCCACCCGCAGCGGCCAAATCTCGTACCACGCAGCCGCCCGCGGCAAGTCACCATAAAACCAGGTTCCCGCCGCCGTTGCACCGGCCACTCCAGAAGCGACTAACCGGGAATAGACAAGCTCGCTGTCGATGACCTGAATCCCCTTCCCGGCCAAGGGATTCGCGGCAGCGACAACATTGTTAGTGCCGGATCGCGTTTCGGTCGCATTAACAATCCGGACGGCCGTCGAACGAAGCTGAGGCGGCACTAACAGAAACCGGTTAACGAGTACCGGCGGCGTTTGCGTCGCGGGCATCGTAATGCCAAGGAACAAATCTTCTGCCGCATCAATATCAGTCCAGTCGGCCAACGGGTTCGTCTGCTGATTGACATACCGACCGCTCGTGTAGAACAGGTTATACGTCCCTTCAGACGAATCACCGACCCGTTTCTCAATCACACAATTGGCGACAGCACCGATGACGTAGTCAACGAGCAACTGCTCCTTGATCAATCCAAGAGTCGTGCCGACATTCCGGGCCTGCTCGAGCACAACTCCCGTATTGTCGAAGGTGACAGTCTCTTTCGTAACTTCCAGGACAAACCCTTTCTTTTCCGCCAACGGAGTTTTGACATATTCACCATAGAGGCTAACGCTCGGATATTCCTGGTTTTCCCCTACGGTCAAATCCTTGTTATCCGTCAGCGGAATCGAAGAGCCGACCAATTGCCCCTGGCGGGTTTGGCCGGTAATCGTCCTGACTGCCTGGGACAATTTGAACGCAGGCAACTGATACCCTTCCATCACGGCAACATTGATCACCTGCTTAGTGATCGCACTGAAGGCGGTATAGCTGACGCCGTCTTCGAGGAGCGTCCCCTCCCACAGTGCTTTGACACCGTGATAGCCGATAGGTTCGCCATCTTTCGTGCGGATAAAGTAGGCGGCCAAATCCCGAAAACTAAACTCTTCTGGCTTTAAGCCGCCCGGTTGTTTGTTCAAATGCCGCTCCAACGCTTCGCGAATATCCTCAAGCGTTTGCGTCGGATTTGAATCATAAGCTTTGGCTAATTCAGCAACCCTTACCATAGTCAAACTCCTTATCTTTCATTAACGGTGAATCTTCGACAGGATTTGGATTTGGACCTTCGTACCAGACGAGGCTTTCAAAGCCGTTACCCTTCCAATCGCGTTTGACGCAGTCGCATCTTTCGCGACCGTTTGGTCGGCTACAGCCGTCCCATTTCCAATGGCAACGGTATCATTCACGTCATACTCCGCTCCAGATGGGCAGTCATACAAGAATTCCCCCATCGTGGCCACGGAAATAGGCGCCGAATCAGTGGCCTCCTTCCGCTGCATCGCCACCCCAACAAACGCGTTGGCAAAGTTGGCCTTTTTGGCAGCATAGTCGGCACCGGAGACACTCTCGGCATTCCGGACAGCGTTATTGGTGCCGTCCCAAAACAACAGGTCACCAATTTCAATCACGTCCGAGCCGTAAACAGGAAACACCTTAATTTCCGTGTTACCTTTGATATAACGATTCACATCAGCCATAGGTTAACTCCTTCTGTCTAAAGGTTATTTCCAAAGACGAATTCGCTCTTCAAACGTGCCCGGAAGGTTAAACTGCTGCGGCCGGGACGATTTCGGCACAGTAACATTCCCAGCCACACGGCTGGCCAAAAGCTGCTTCAGGTCATTGATCAACGCCTGTCGTCGTGCGTCATCAGCCTCCTTCACGATCGACTCGCGAATAGTCTGGGGAATATCCCCAACCGACAAACCAATTTCCTGGACAACAGCCTGGAGTTCCTGGCTAATCTGGGCCTCCCGCAACTTGGCGGCCAACTCATCGCGTTCTTTTTTCAACGCGATCAATTCGGCCTCGACGGCACTGCTGGCCTGAATCTCAGCGACAAGGTCAGGCCGGGCCTCTTTGAGCTGCTCAACAGTCAAGCTATTCAAGTCCATATCGCACTCCTTCTGTAACGATTCATAAACGGGGATACCAGCGGCACGGGCCGTCTGAACAATTCTTTGCCACGCCAACTGTTTGTGGTGCTCCGACAACTTTTTATTATTTTTGATCGCCTGGAGCGACCGTTTGATCGCCGCAGGAGTATGAATGGGGAAGTAGCGTTTATGAAGCGGGTAGGTGCGATTCCGAATCTTCACGCCACCCGGTAGCACAAGGGCAAAAGCATCATCAGGCAGGCTATCAACATCAATGTCGCTATCATCTTCCGTGCCGGTATCATCGAGGTAGCCGGGCTTAGCAACATCGGACAATTTGGGAAGCGTCTTTTTCTCCTTATCCGCATCAGGTTCCGCATCTGGGTCGGCAACTGCGGCACCCGCCGCGGCATCATTCCCTGATTCCTTCCCCTCATAGAGGCTACGGGTCGTCGCCGGTTCCGCCACAAGGTCGATACTCCGCACAAAATCAATCGATTCGACGATCATCTTCCCATTGGCGACCCTGGTTTTCCCCTGAGCGTCATGGGACAGGCCAACATTTTCCGGGCAGTTCTCCGCGTCCCAAAACAACTGCTCGGCAAGAGGATGGCGGGGATTAACAATCATGTCGCCGTACAAACCGTCGCCGCCGACACGGATATTGACCAACCGCCCGATCCGATCGCGATAGCTCCGCCGTGCTTTCCCGTCCAAATGGTCAATATTAACCGGTTTCCCCTCATACAAATGCTTGGCTTTAGTCACAGCCTCAACGGTATAAATCCGGTTATTCTGGCTTTCGAGGCCGAGGACCTTAACCCCGTAGATAACCCCCTTATCCCGATTAATGTTCAACTTGACGCCGGTATTCGCCACATATTCCAGCAAATGGGTCGCGTCCATCTTGTCAGCAACTCCTTCCTTCAGAATGGCCGGCATATCTTCCGGGTCGGCATCGGAATGGGTTTTCTTCCAGGCTGCCCGAATCCTCGCTTTTACAGCCGGCATATCCTCTTCCGGAATATCGACCTTATTTCCTCGAAACCCTTTACCAATTGCAGCAATCGCAAGACCAACCTGTCGGGCCGTTTCTTTCTTCTGGGGATCCTCCCAAAGCCGCAACTTCCACGTACTAGGTCTATCTGGATCGGGCACGTATGCATAAGCCTCAGCCGGAAATTGAACGCCATCTTCCGTTTTCATCGGCTTATCGGCCATAAAGCTGATCCTCCTCCGCAACAAAAAAGGCCGAATGGTCATAAACCACTCGGCCAGGTAGTCCCTACACCGGGAATTTATTTTTACGTTACGCGAGAGAATCCGGCCTGTCAAGGCAACCTACTATTTTTCAACTCCCTCTTTCGAGTACCGAATGCAGTACGGCCTACCATTCTCAAAGTCGATTTCAATCCGCATCTTACCGTAAAACCGGGCCGCTATGGCCTCGCCATAGAGCAGCGTCAACTTCTGGATGGCCTTTTCCATCATGGCAGCAAGATGGTCATCGGCTGCCCTACCCTTTTTTTCCGCCTTTTTTACGCCACCGTTCCCGGGCGTTCGCTCCATTTGATTTGACATGGCTTTTCCCTTACGATCACTCCTCCAACAATCTGGGCCACAATCCGAGCTGTTTCAATCGGAAAATTAGTTGGAAACACTTCAGCCGGATCCGACACCCGACCCTCCGCAATCAATCTCTTCGTAAGCAAGTTCAACTGCTTTTCCCAGTCGGCGTCTTCGCACCGCCAAAACCCTTCGCCGCTGGGCCAGTAATCTTGAATCGTCGCTTCAATCCCATTAAACCGGATGGTAGCAGACGCTCGCATAGTCACTCTCTCCCTTTCTTTCTCTTCGGGCTGGTCGTCCATCCTTCCGGCCTAGTGCCAATGGCCAAAACCCTAAGCTGATCCGGGTCGTTTCGGACCATCGCAATCGGATCAGCAAACCAATTCTGGAACGGCATCGAGGAGCACTCCTCGAAATGGACAGCCGTTTCCTTCACGTCTTTCAGCACGCCTCCAGCGACGGTAAACCCCCTCATTCGCTCAATCCGATTCAACTCATTCTGGTAAAGCCGCATCGTGTACCGCTGACCCGGCGACCGGAACGGCCGTCCGTCGGTACGGGTACAGATATAACACTTAAGCTGTTCATCATAAATTATTCTACCACCATCGGTCGCCTTATGGCCAAAGTCCCTCGCCCGGTTAAAATATCTGGCCGACAGGTCAGCGACATAATGGCCGGTTTCGTGAACCATATCTTTTGCCTTACTTGACGCCGCCGTGGTTATTTTGATAATCCCCCTCTTCGGATCCGTCCGGTCGTATTCGGAATGGTCCGCAGTCCACATGGACGTATGCAAGGACAATTTGGGATTGGAAACAACCCCCTTATGGACAAATTGCTGAACAAAATTTGCCCCCTCCTCCAGTTCCGCCAAATACTTTTCTTCCCCCGCCTTCAGGTCAAATACCCTTTCAAAAACGACGCGATCCTTTTTCGGAATGACCAATGGTTCGCGGATATTCTGGTAGGCATTTCTCCGGATTAACTCATTCCGGAGGTCGAGCAATCGAATTTCATCATCAGTGGAAATGGCCGTCGAATCAAATTCCGGAATCCAGCGGACCCTCTGTTCCCAATAATCCACCCGCTGGATAACTTCCTCGACAGCCTCGTCAACTTTTCGCTTACCCGCCGCCCACTCAGCCTGCCGGGCCGCCTCATTATTCGACAGCCTCAAGAGGTCACGCATAAACTTTTCCATTTCCGTCGCCTCATCGGCCGTTCTGGCTTTCGGCCTAGGGCCACGGACCTGGTAAAGCCGGTAAATATCTTTCGACCGCTCCCGCATGATTTTCTCAACTTCCAGACTATTTTTGACAATCTGGTCGCCGGTCATTCCAGCGATCGCGTTGCGGGACAGCAGTTTTCCTTCCGGCGAAACAAAATGTTGCCACAGCGGTGTGACGCCGCCCAATTTCTGTTTAATCGCATCGTAGCGAGTAGCCCCAACCGCCTTTCGCTTCTCCTCTTCCGTGGCATTCTCCCACCATTCGTCGTAGCTTCCCGGCAACCCTTTCGTGAGCAAGAGCGACGCCGACGCCCAATCGGACAGGCTATCATACGTGTCGAGTTCGGTCGGCAAGTAGATGACGGGAATGGTCATACACCTGCAATTCGGTTCGTCCGGTAAGTCAGGCAGAGGCTGGCCGCTCTCGTCCCGGTAAGCGTCTTCCCCTTCCCTCTTCCAGTAAATTTTGCCGTGTCGAAGAGCGTGGTGAGGTCGCGTGTGCTCGTCCATCACGGCAATTATCTGGAGGCCACCGACAATACTTCCCAACGACGAAAAGACCCTCCGTGCCGCTCGTTCGGCGACCCGATTCCCTTCCGTCCTGGCGATTCTCTGCGCCTTCCATTTGACGCCGTCGGCAAAAGGCCTAATCCTTTCCCGCAACTGATCGACATTCTCTCCATTCGCCAGCCCGACCGTCAATTCATTCAACATGGCAGCCCGGGCCAATTCTGACCATTTCCGTAGCCGAGCGCCCCAACTCATTCCGCCCGGAATCTCGTTGGTCAGCCAATTCCGAACGTCTTCCTCGGACGGCGGCGGGAGGACAATCTTTTCGATCAATTTCCTCGCCTCTTCCGGGTCGATAGCCTGGCTAATGACCTTCCCCAATTCGTCGCGGCGATAAAAGGGCCACTGGACCCCCTCCGAAACGTCAATTCCGCTGTCCTGGGCCGCTTGAATCGCCATTCCATACATGAAGTAAAGCCACGGGAGCGGCATCGCCTTAACAATCGCCGACGCCGCCGTCGCATGGCCAACTTGGGCCAACGTCACAAACCCAGCCGATATTTCCTTCAACGCTTTTTCGATCAGGTTCGCGAGAATCGAATTGATGGTCTGGTAATCGACCTTCCCGGCAGCCGCCAATTTCTGCCCGATTTCATCGGCAAGACGGCCAAAAATTTGATCGATCCTCTTGACGAGCTTGTCCACTCGGACGAGAAGACTCGCCTGCCGCTGGTGGAAGAGGGCGGTCAACGTCGCGTTGAAAGCCTTCGCCGATTTGGACAACGGTCCGGTTCGGGCCACCGGATTACTCCTCTTGCTGCGACATCAGTTCCTTTTCCTGGTCGTAACTGTAGCCGTACCGAGCCGCCACGGTCTGAGGAGAAACCAAACCCAACGTCAACAAAATCTGGTCGGCCTGTGCCTCTTTCAGCCGATCCCTAATCATCGTGGTCGGAGCCTCGGCGTCAATTTCCACCATATCGACAATCCCGGCGGGCAGCCGACCATATCGCTCCGCAACCTTCAGGGCAGCGACAATAATCTGGCTATCATGCCAAATCATATCCGACTGGAGCCGCTCGAACATTTTGACTGCCGGACCTTCGGCGACCAATGTCGAAGAATAATTTGCATTACTCGCGTCAGCCGACAACATAAACTCCGGCAAGCACAACCGGGCAGCGATCGCTCGCAGTTCAGCCTGAATACATTCGACGTACTTAGACGTATCAATCCCGGCCGCCGGAAAGGTGATTTCCACTCCTGGAGGCGTGTCGAGAATCGTCCCCGCCGGGTATTTTGTGTACGTTTGGACGTTCCCCTCTTGATCCTTCCGCAACCCGGTCGCCAAAGCCGCTGCGTACTGCTGGACCGATCCCCCTGTAATACCCGTGTGTTTACGGACAATCGCGATAGCAGCCTGAATGCTGGCGACAGTTGACATATTTCTCAATAACTTCCACGCTCGACGGAGGCTATTTCTGACGCCCCACAGAGTCGGAATCCCCCGGGGGACAGTCATGTCAACATTATTTTTCCGGTGTTGAATCTGCTCGGCCGGTACCCGCTCAAATTCCTGACTGCCCGGGCCACTATTACCCTGGCTAACCCAATAGGCAACGACACTTTCGACGTCTTGATCAGTGTACTCGATCCCAAAGTCAACTTGGCCAGCGACCCGCTGCGGAGTCCGAACGTATTCCGGTTCGATAAAGCGAACGATCAATTTCCCATCGTGCTCAAACAACCGCAGAAAAACCTCGCCGTCCCGATCCATTCGCCGCTGAATTTCCTGCTGACGACGAAACCAATTATTCTGCTCCTGGAAGGCCAAAATCTCGGCGTTAACTTTCTCCAGTGTTTCTGGATCAATCTCAGCCCCCGGACGCGGACGCACTTTGTAGTTATGCCCCGCCCCAACGACATAACTAATCCTGGTTTCAATCGCGGCGATCGCGAACGGATGGTAGGTCGCAAACCACCGGGATTCGGACCGGATAGAATCCAACACCGATTCGGTGTTGTAGGGGACGCTCTGGTACTTCCCCGACGACCCGCCAGCCGGCATCCAGGACGGCAAATCATCTTCCCGGTCAAACCAGCTCATTGCGTACTGAATCGCCTCGATGATCGGATTCGGTTGTGCTGTACTCATCGCTTATCCTCCCGCCGCTAACTTCCATAATTAACCGCAAAGCCATTTCCAAGGCATCCGGGCCATCATCATGTGCGCCGTGTGGAAATTCCTGGAGCTGGCCGACCAATTCCAGCCCGCCTGGATTACGCTTAACCCTCAATTCCCTCCGGACAATGTACTGGCCAAGCCGCCTGATCCGTACCAATTTCGGCGTCCTATTGACTATCTTAAATGTCGGCCATTTAACCGCAAACTGGCCTTGTGTCTGCCGCTCAAACTCGTGCACTAACAATTCCTGAAACTGGTTCGCCTCAATTCCAACGAAATGCGGGTTATACTGGTTACAATATCGGATCGTATCGCTTACGATTTTCGCCGGACTACGCCGTTCCAAGTTGGCATCGACCCAAATTAACCCCCGGCCTATCCCCACAAACACAATGGCCGAGTAGTCCCCCTGTCTATCTGATTTGCCAAGACTAGGGTCAACAGCGATGACGCGGACGTCCAAATCATTCGGCAACGTGTCAACGAAGACCCAATCGCCCCAGAATTCACTCGGCCACTCGACCCCCTCAATATCGACGAACATGCCGTAAATTTCCTGCTGGGCCAACGGACCCGGGTCGGTCTTTCTCAACTCCTCGATAAAATCGGCCGGCAGAAACGGGTTATCAAAACTCCGGGCGTGAACAAACTCGCAGTCGCCACGGTCCGGGCCAAACTCTTTGTACGTCCAGTGCTTCGTCCCCATCGGCGTGAACGTGGCAGCGATCCACCCGTTGTTGATTTCGCGAACGCAGAACCGGACCGTATCAAACACGTCGCGACCCATTAAACTGGCCTCGTCCAGCCAACAATTAGCGACCGTAAGACCCCTCAAGGAATCCGGTTTGTCGGCACTCCGGAAGTAAAGCGTAGCTCCAGTGCTCAAATAAATGGCCATGCGGCCAACTTTCTCTTCAGCGAGAATATCCAAATCCATCGCCCAGCGTCTGACGGCGGGCCAGGCAAAGTCCATCAGCATTCGGTACGTTGGAGCGACAATCAAGCCGTGACAATTCTCCGGCGTCCTAACGACCGTGCGGTATGCTCCGGCCAATGTCTTTCCGCTCCCACGCCCCCCAACAAACGCAATTCGTCGTTTGACAGACCGGCTAAACTGCGCCTGCTTCCTCGTCAGCCTGACGTGAATCGTCGGTGTTATTTGCGTCTTCGACATGCTCAATTATTATCCGGGTATTGTCCGTCGTGATATTGACTGGATAATCCCGCTGGCCAAGATACTGCTTACCCAGCCAGATTAACATGGCCACATTACCCCTTTCCGCTGCTTGAAGCTGCCGGATGCGGATATTCGCTTTCAACTTCGCCCGCCCCTCTTCAAGCTCCTTTCTGCACCGACGCTTGATGGTCGCTTCCGACACGCCGAGAAGATCAGCTATCTCGCTGACAGTCAATCCATACCCGGCCAACTTTCTGACCGACGGTTTATCAATTTCTTTCCGTGGACGTGCCATAGGCCGATTCCAAAATCTGTGGGTACGCAAAAGGAACAATAAAATGGTGAATCCGGCCGAGCATCGGCTGGTACTTTACCCGCACGTGCCCGGGCCACCGCAACATTGTATACATAGATTTTCTGTACGTTCCAAGCCTACGGTACTCTTCCGTTACTCCTCCGGGCCGCGACTGGGTTTGCGGCTGCATAACTACCGTAAGAGCGTGCTGGAGGGTAAAAAACCTTCCCTGAAGGTTGACGTTGAAGTAACCCGTAACGTCATCATTTAATCTGGCCATAAAGGGGAAGCGACGGTCCGTCCGCAAGTAAAAGGTCTGCATAACTTTCCGTCTACAAGGCTTTTTCACGCCCCGCCCCTGGTTATCCCCTCCTTGTGCCATTCCGACACAAATCAGCCGTGGAATCGCGTCCAAGGCGTCCCACATTAAGTCATTTACCTTTTCCCAGACGCCCAACGCCGTCCATTTCTGCGGGCCAGTCCAGATTTTCTTCGGCACGAGGAGCGGCTTGTTCCACTTTAACGCCGTGTAATCATCATCGAGCACGAGAAAGTGCGTCCAGCCAAGGTCAGCGGCAATATCCCAGGCGGCATTTCGGACGGCACAACAGCCGGTGTAAGGGTACTCATTGTCGAAGTAATCACAATCCACACTTTCACGGTCAAACACGTAGACCCTATCGCGGCCATAGTTCTCAATATATTTGTCGACCGTCGGGTCGTCATTCGACAGGACCAATTTCAGCCGGCCGCTGTAACCCATACTCTCCAGCAATTTCAGCGTCTTCTGCTGCTTCGGATCAGGACGCTTGTAGGTGATGATGAAGACGCCGCCCACTCGTTCCCTGACGGGATAATTATTCGGCATCGGCGTCGTCGATTTCGCCGTCTTCCCCGTCTTCCTCTTCCGACCTTGCTGCTTCCTTGGCATTTTCGTCACCCTCCACAACGGATTTGTAAATCAATTCGCCCAGACCCTTGATAAGCTGGAGCCAACCTTTCTCAATCGCCTTGTCGTAATCGACGATCACCAAACACATATCCTCGAACAATCGCTTAGTCTGGTCGTCGGCATGACAATAAAACTCTGCGATTTTGTCAAACCGAAACCTTACAAACCGGACTGCGGCATACGTCAATAACGTTCTGAGTGGTTCCGGTACTTCCTTGGCCTTTTCCAGCAAGGGAGCCGCCTCCGAGTCGTCGAAAAGCTCCTCAATTTTTGGCGGTTCGCTCATTCGCGGCTGGTAAAAAATCGACTTGGCGATATTGACGTAGCGTGCTTCCCGATCCTCGGCGTTGTCAATGTCCAGAAACAATTTGTCCAACTCAGTCTGCGAAAAACCCAACGTAACCCAATCGAATTGGACGTCGGGAAGGGCCAGGAGGTCCGCCAACTCCTGCCCCAATAAATCGGAATCCCACCGCGTCAACTCATTCGTCTTGTTGTCAGCGATCCGGTACGCTGCGACCTGCTGCGGTGTCAGCGTAGTGGCAACGTGGACCGGAATCCTCTTTAGTCCCAACTGCTTGGCCGCCTCGTAACGAACGTGGCCAACGATAATGACGTAATCCTTATCGACGACGATCGGCTGCCGCCACCCAAACCGCCTAATCGACTCGGCTACCGCTTCAACCGCCCGCTTGGAAATAACCCGGGGATTCCGCTCATACGGTTTCACGTCGCCAATTTCGACCCACGTTACCGACAATTCATCCGTTTTGACCGCCTTACCGTCTTTTTTTGGGGACAGTGCAGAACGCAGTTTTTTGGCCATATATCAATCTCCTCCTAGGCAACTCTCTTAATATTGTAGCACGCCATAAAAAAAAGAAGCAGCCGAGTGTTCTCTTGCTGACACCCGGCTGCCTGGTATAATCACACTTAGCTGGCGAATGCGTGACCCACCCGTCGCAAGCCTCAACAGCCTCAACTGTATGTCTTCTCGCTGTCACACGTCACATAATCCACTCTCCTTTCTGCCTCATGGATGAGGCCTTTTTCATTTCATTTGCCAGTCTAACCGCTCTGGCACGCTGCCGAATTTCCCTGAGCGGCAATTCCCCTATCTTCCGTAAGTGGTCTGCCTCCTTCCGATACACAATCCCATAATCCGGGTCAAATACTTTTTCATCGAACGCGATAACGTCTTGGCCGCCTTCCCCCTTAACAACGGTCAGGTTCAAGCTATTTTTGGCGGCCATAACAACCAGCCACCAGGGCTGGCCGACCAATTCAGAGGCCAACGAGACGGGTACAGGGCCACACTTCAGGACAATTTCAGTCAGATTATCGCTGATTTGATTTTCCCCGAGACGACCCATTAGCTTTTCTCCTTTCTTTCTCCTTCTGCAGAAGTTCTGAGCGTTTGACGATGATATTCTTATCGTCAGATTCAATCCCAAGGCTAACCTGTTTGCCCCGAATCCTGGTAACCGTGACGGTTATCTTCCCCTTACCCGGGACGAAAAACAGGATCGATTCCATGGGTTTTCTGGTCAAAACTAGCATCATGCTCCTCCTTTCGCTCAAACCATTGCCATATCAATTAAATCGACCCACTCTTGCATGGCCGTAGCGAGCGTTTTCCAATACCGTACTTCCCCACCGAGCGTGCAGCGGCCGATTGCACCCGCGATCAAATAGTAACAATCAGCCAGGGTCCGCGACAGAGCGACCGCATCGACGACCTTCCAAAAGTCCTCATTGATCCGGATGGCAACCCGTTCTTTCTCGAAGTTTGTCCAGACGTCAGACATTCTGGTATGGTGGACGTAAGGAAAACCAGACCATACCGCCCAACCGAAGTAATCAATGATCTTTTTGGAGATAATGCCCGCCCAAATATCCCCGAAGCGGTCGACCGGCCATTTTTCGCCGTCCCGCGATTCCCCCATTAACAGGAAATACATTATCGGGATTAGCTCGCGGACAAAGGCCAGATTCATGCCGCACATTGGGTAGTAGATTCCCATGGGGATATACCGATTTTTCGGCTGGTAACAACATTCCGCGATCCAGCCTTCCACAAGCTGGGCGACAGAATCGAGGTCCGGGTAGCCGGTCCACATACCGTGGCTAATGACAAGCTGGGTGACAGAATCGAGGTCCGGGTAGCCGGTCCACATACCGTGGCTAATGACAACCCGTTGCTGCCGCTTCGTTTGGCGATACGGGTAACCCCTAACCTTTAATTCTAATTCGTGATCCTTGATCGGCGAAATGGTCGAGGTCCAGGCCGGAATCGCGGCAGTCGCGGCAGTCGGAATATGAAGGTTCGCCAAGTGCTCCTCGATGACCGTTCCCTCGTCATCATCTTCACGATACGGTTTGACGTCATCATCGAGCGTGATCACGGCCTGTGCACCGAGCTTGGCCGCCCGATAAAAACCAAACGACCTAATGCAGTCCGTCCGCCTGGGGATAATCCAACTCCGTTTGCCAAGCTCATCGTCGATTTCCTTCCAGCTGACGTGCTCGTAATCAATCCCCTCGAGAAGTTCATCGTCAAGCTGGAAGGTTTTCTCTGGGTTATCCTCGACAATGACGAGATGGATACCCCAGTTCTGCGTATCCCCGTGGAGTTCCGACGTGAATGTCACGTCCCACAGGTCACGCTTCCACTCCGCAAGCCACTGACGGAGCATAGTCTCTCGAATCGACGGAATAACAACGCAAGCCAAACTCATAACAACTCCTCCTTTCGTGTGGTTGCTAACTACCAATAACTACGTGCAAACAACCGTCGTTTGAACAAATGTCTGACGGTCGATTCCCAAATCTGCACGTTCCCAGAATACGACTGTGCCCAATAAATCGCCCGTTCCGGAGACAATTTCCCGTCCGTATAGACCAAATACCGGAAGTCCCCCAACGGAATTTCCTTGAGCGGATGACCAAACGCCTTTTTGACGTCCTTCCCGCCGTTTCCTTCGATCAAAATCCCCACTGCCATTTTCCACTCCTCCTTATTGTAAAACAGCAAGGGTAAACGCACCTACGGATAATCCAGCGGCAATTGCCCCCAGAAACCACAGGTAGAGTAACTGCCGGTCAATAATTTGATAAGCATCCTCGAACGCTTTCCCAAGATAGTGTACGTCGCTTTGTAAATCAGCCATGAATTCATGCAATTCCTTTTTCAACCTTTCATAGTCCGAATCATTCATACAGCACCTCCGGTCAAATCTACTCGACAAACCGCCTCTTGCCGCCGACCTGCGGTTTCTGATACACCGTTCCCGTATTAACGTCAAGGTATCTTTTATCCGCCTCAGCCCGCAGCTGCTCAATCGTTTTCATTTCGAGAAGGCCAACCGGCTGGATATACCGAGCCGCCTCCTTAATGGAACAATTAAACCGCCAAGCCTTTTCGACGCACCGCCGGATATTCCGGCCAACCCAGCCTTCATCGTCCGGGAGTGCCCCCTCGTCCACCGGCTGCCCGAAGTATTTCGCCGTCCAAATATCCCAAATCGCCTTTCGCTCCTCTTTCGGCGGCAAGTCGTAAAACCACGTGTCAATAAATCTGCTTCGCATCGCTCCAGACAGGGCATTGATACTATTCGCCGAGCCGATCCACAACTGCTGGTTACCCAACGATCTGATAATCGACAATGCTTCGCGGAGATTCTGTTGCGACTGGCCGACCAAACTTCCTTGCATCGCCCCCAAATCCAACCGGATAACCGTTGTGTCGGGATATTCGCCCGCAATCGCTTTGCACAATGCCGATTTACCGGTACCCGGCACGCCAAGCAGCATGACCCCAAAAACGTCGGCATCTTCCATGTAGGACAACAGAGTGCCCTCCTGGTCGCGGTTAACGCCTGCCGTATCGTTGGTTGCCGCCAAACCTGTCTTTTCAATCTCGTCAAGCCAGACAACGACGTTAGGCCGACAGCGGCCGTTAAACAGCATCCGCAGATACTCCTTAATCCCCGTCAATCCCCCAAGGCTGGAAAAATTCTCTTGCGCCTCGAACAGGGTCAGACCACGGACCGCCTCGATCCGCTGCTTTCGCAGTCGCTTAATCTGATTAAAATCCACCCCGTTTTTGGAGCTACTAATCGCGACAATCTGTTCGGCAGCAAACGCCGACACGCCGCGTAAAAGCTGGGCTACGTGCTCAATATCCTTATCACCCAATGGATTTTCGCCGCCCGCCTCCTGACGTGCCTGCTCAAGGTTAGCCACAATCATTTTCAATTCGTCAACGTCCGGTATTTCCTCCTCAAGCTGAATGACGTCATCGATCAGCTGACCCGTCAGCCGCATCGGGAAACGCGACAACATAATAACCATTTTATTTCTCGCCTTCCCGTCTTCCCGCAGGAGGGCCAGCCCCTGCCGGATCGTCGGCGACTCGATGAACAAATCGAAGTTCTCCAGGATGACGATCGTCCGGTCCGGTAGCCGCCTGATCGCGTTGATCGCTGCTTCCGGTCCCATCGTTCCATCGTCAACAATATCCTGGGGGATCGGAGCAGTCGCCTCGAATCCACTAACGATATTCCAGGTGACAATCGTTTTGTCGCCGTTGAACGCCCTGGCTACCTTCAAGATCGTGTTCTGCTGGTCCGGCGTGCTGACATTCACGAGAGGGACGCCGACTCGAAAAGCATGCTTAAGAACAGACAGCATGTCGGTTGTCGCTTTCATACGATTCTCTCCTTTCTGTTTCATTCTGAAACCACAACCTTAACCTTACTCATGCACGTGACTCGTGTGGTGGTGGTGGTGATGGTTATCCTTAATCGGTTTCACCGACCGACCACCGAGCATTTTCTCCAAGTACGCCATCAATTCATCAGCGGAAATGTGATCCGTTTTCGGTACCGTTCCGGCAACCGTAATGGCTAACTTTCCGTCTTCCAGAATTTCCGCCGTCATGGCCGTGTTGTTCCGCCTAATGATCCACCCATTTTCTCTGGCGATCAATCGCCAGTGCGACCGTTTACACGCCTCGACCAAAGCCAACCTGGTGTACGCCATTTTCAATCTGCTGACGGCCGATTCTTGACCGGTTATCACTTTTTGGGCAAAATCAATTATTATAATACCCGCGGGTCCGTCGAGCTTCAATACCGACCCATTTTCTTTGACGTGGTAACCGAGCGACTCGGCCGTCATCTTAACTAGCCTGACATTCACCATATCACACGCAAACGTTTGGATCGTCCAGCAAGGCATCTTCCACGCTCCTTTCTGAATTCTCAATTCTCATCGTCCCAGCAGAATTTCCGCAGTTTTCTCGAAGCGTCCACGACCGGTGCCAACCGTTCCTGTGCCCGTTGGGCAATCAACGGTTCCCGCAGGTCAGCCGGGTTGTAATCGGCCAAAATCGCCTTGACCGCAGACACAAGCCCGGCCAATTCACTGTCTTCCGTGACATTTAACGAGTCGAAAAGACCCACAAAATCCTGCATCGCCTTGAGTTGGCTTTTGCTCAATTTTTTCGCTTCCTGCTTGACGACCTTATCAAGCCGATCATTAAGCGACTCGACCAAATCGTTGAAGCGGTTACGGAGGCCGTCCGCGATCGCGTCCACTAAGCTAGCCGCCTGGGCGGCCGACCGCTCCTCCGGTACCATGATGTACGCCAACATTTCCATGCTGAACCGCTTGCGGAATTCTTCCGGAGATGGATACAGTTCCAATACCATTTCCGCGTTTGCTTTCGCCTGTTCGACCTGCTTAATAATCCGATCCCGCATGTCCGGATATTCTTCCATCATTTGGTCGGCAAGCTCGTTATACGCCTGCTCGACCTTCTGGAGTTTTTCGAGGACCTGGTCATAGAGTTTGGCCGGAATGAGGTAGGTATTCATAAACTTCCTGACCAAACTGCCATAACGGAGATCCCTCATCTTCAGGTACTTATGTGCCTTGGAGACGAGCCGGCCAATTTCGTCCATCGTTTCCGAATCAATAATCCGGACAAGCGTTCGGATGAAGTACCCGTCAATCCCTTTCATTTCGGCCAACGCAGCCGGTTCAAGTTTCCTGAAAATCGACGGGCGGCGAAAGACCAATCGTATGCAGACAATATCTTTCAGAATTCTGATTTTCTCGACCATACCACTCTCCTTTCGTGTCGCTAAACCCACACATTTACCTTCCGCCACAAATCCGCCAGATTCAACGCCATAGCCGTTTCTCCTTTCATCTTGACTGTTAAACCCATTTTTCAATTGAGACGGTAATCAGGCTTGTCTTCCGCGTCTTTCGCAACATACTTATCCCAGGCAGCACGATTACGCTTTACGTAATCCACAATCGCCGTCACATTCTTCGCGATCGTCTTGACGACGTCGGCAATTTCCTTATCCTTTTCTTCGTCTTCCTCGACCGGGCTGGCGATCACTGTCCCAAACGGTAGGACAAAAATTTCAATTTTCATCGCCATCGCCATTGCCAACAATTTTTCCAATTCCTGATCGGTCATAATTTCCTCCTTTCTCTTTCTGTTCACCCGTCGACCCAATTTTCCCAGTGGAGCTCATACGACGTAGCTAACTGCTGCTTTCTCTCAGCCTCCTCGCACAAGCGGTTTAACACCGCCTTGACTCGCGTGAATTTGCTGTTGGTGTAGGTCGTTCCGTCAATCCCAGTCCAAGCCACCGCACGAAAGACAAACGAGTCGCCGTTACGAAGGAGGGCTGCGAAACCAGGTGTCCCATTCCGGAAGGCAGCCGCCAAGTAATACCTGCCGCCCGCCTTGGAGATTAGTTTCTCGTACCTGGCCATGATGACCACAATCCCGTCGTCGTGCTCGAAGTAGCCCGAGCACCGATCCACCAGGCTGCGGAGGTCCGCCTTGACGTTGTCAGGTATTTCGGTTTCGTCGTGGTAGTACTCAGATTCCCCTTGGAAGGCATTTCCAAGGATCTGATACACGACGTCGTTTTCGTTGTACGCACGCCGTTCGCGAACAACGAACAAAATGAATCCCTTTTTGTTTTCCCCCTCTTTCAACGCCGGTGCCGCATGGTAGGTCAAGATTTCCTCGTCCGTGACGACCCGGCCAAGGACCACTGAATAACCCTTCCAAAGCCACGCGTGCTCGTTCCGACCATTGACCACAACTCGTTTCCAGCTCGCCATCGTTTCTCTCCTTTCTTTCTGGTAACCTTTCAACTCAACTCTCGTTTCCCTAGCGTTTTCTCTTTTCCCCCGCCCCACACTTAATATTATAACGTGTCATTTTGGCTGTCAACTGCGATTTGTCCTAAGTGCGTATTTGAAACGAAGATTTTTTGATTTCCGCTGTCCACCGCCGCAACCGAATTTTTCCGATTTTGAAAAATCCCGAAATTTCCGCCGATTTTTTTCCGGAATTACGTGCAACCGGATAACTCGGCTATTTCCACGCCAACCGACGCGCTTTGGGATTTTTGTCAGAAATAAAAAAATGGCCGGAAATTCAGGGGAGATTTCCCTGCCATTTTCCAGCCATTTTTAATTTTGCGTTTCAGTCGGCCGTTTTCGGCACAAATCCCGGCTAGCGACCTATTTTTGACAACCGGTAGCCGATTTCATTCCCTCTTGTTTCTGCTCCTCTCTATCACTCATCGAACAACCCATCAGACAACCGCTTAGCCAACGCTTCCGTCTTTCGTCCTCGCTGCGGTTTGGCAGCCGGTTCGGGCGTAGGTTCCGACACCAAAGGACTATCGTCCTGACCATTTTGCTGTTCAACCTGTTCAATTTGCTGCGGAGGTTGCTCGCAGACAACGACACGCGGCTGGTCAATCGGTTCGTCCTGCAACTCCTCAACAGAGCGAATCCCTTTCAGCATGTCCGGGAAGGAATCCCGCAGTGCCCAACTCCTCGCCCGCATCTGGAGCATGCGTTTAGGCCAGCGTTTCCACGCGAACGACTCGCTGCCATACAATCCGGCGATCATCGCATCGGCGATACTAAACTCCCGCCTAACCTCGGAATATCCCCGACGCTTAACGACGCAGACAGCACGAAAATCCTCTTTCGGAAACTCCCCCTCGAAAAATTCATCAAACCGTTCCAACTGGCCAGACGAGTAGGCCAAGGCCAACATGGTTTCTGAATTGAGAGCCGGGCGACCATTAATCACCGCGATGTTTTGGAGGGCGGCAACAGGCGTTAACCCCAATTCCAAACCATACTGGATAGCCACTAAGGCCGCCGACGGGTTCGTAAAGGTCTGAGGGACCATTTGGCTTCTGGCGGCAAACTGGGCAAACCGCCAAATTTCCTCCAGCGACGTGAAAATCAATCCATTGTGGCCAATCGCGATGGGCGACGGTTTCACGTCCTTTACTTCCGTCGTGGGAACATTACCATTTTGGCTTTGACTCGACATAACGCTCCTCCTTTCAGTTGTCAATCGGTTACCTTAACAACCTTCGATTTATCGACTAGACGCAGGAAATACCGCTCAGACGTCATGTACAAATCCGGGCGATCCTCCGGCGAAAACAATTGTTTAACCTTCTGGGTGTTGACGCTCGTGACCACCGACCGGCTAACTCGGACAGCAAGATGCGTGTCATCATCATCAGGCATTCCGTATTCATACTGCCCCAATTGCTGAATCAATTGGGACCGTACTTCCTCCTCCTCCTTTTCCAATCGCCTTTTCGCCTCGCGGAGCTCGTCCAGTCTGCGAATCAATTCGCCGCTGACGGTGGTTATTCCCCGGCTGCTTCCTGGCTTAAGCGCCTTCCAGACTTCAAAACTAGGACCGACCCAATCGGGCGGCGTTTGCGTTTCGACACACTTCCAAAATTTCTCCACGTAGTGACGGATCGCCTTTTCGATCGTTTCGTTGTGCCAGACCGTGTACAACCTAAACCCCAAACCACCGACTAGGGCAGCGACATACGCTCGCTCGATCCCGGACGGTTTCACGGCCAAAATCTGGGTTTGGACCTGAACAATAATATATTCGGGAATTTCATCGTCGCCGTCGCCCCAATCGCCACGATAGTGCGACAGAATCCCCGACGTTTTCATTTCGACTGGTTCGCCAGTACCTTCCTTGATAGCGTCCAGGTGAACGAGGATCGGTGTCCCCTTGACCCTCCGTTCCGTTCCCCGCCTGGTCAACGGTCCGATAGCGTTACTCGCCATGCGAAACACGGCATCTTCCAGATAAGTGCCAAGCTGCATGTGCTCATTCGGTTCGGCTGGTTCGATCAATCCCGTTTTTTCCGCCCACAAATCGTAGGCCGTCTTCCATGGGGACAAACCCATAATAATCGGGACGTCGCTTGCTCCAACGTAAGACCTGCGTTTTTCCGCATCGATTCTCATACGCTCCTCCTTTCATTTTTCACGATTACCACAACTCCCGTCGCTAATTAACCGCCACCCTATTATATTATCACTTTCTACGACGGCTGCATACACCTTGGCAACGTACTTGCGTTTTTTTCGCACGTGCCTCCAGAACCATAATTCGACCCGTCCCCCGGATTCAATCCAGCGGGCAATAGTCTTGTGGTACCCAGCCATTTTTCTCTGGTGGTCACGGAGTCCAGACATACACGCCTGGACGGCGACAATCTGACGGCCGTCCATCGCGATAATATCCGCCCAGCCAAACAAATCCTTCCTAATCCTGGCACCGTTGACCCACCGCTCGCAAATATCCGCGTCGTAACCCATTTTCCTAAGCGCCTCAAGGGTCCGTTGAATCGCTCGTTTCATCGCCAACTCCGTTGCTCATTCCCAAGGCAAACTAACCGCGTCCAAGACCTTCCTGGATTTTTCCGCAATCCACTGGAGGGCCAGGCGCTGCTGCTCGATTTCCATGACCGAATCAATCGCCACAACGCTGCCGTTCTCATCGTAAAGCGTCGTCAATTCCGGCAAAGGCGGATCGTTTTCATCGTAAATCCGCAGCCAACTAAACCGCCGCCCAGATTCACACGGGCAACGAAATGATAGCTTCGTGCCACACGGGAATGTGGGTGGTTCAAAATCCCCATTTTTGTACGCCTGGAGGACGATCCTCAACGCTTCGGGTGTCCAAGTTGTCCTAATACCCGTGTCCCCACACTTCACGCATTTCACCGTTTCCTGGCCGTCGGCGATCCTCTGCCAGCGGCTATTCTCGATGGCGGCCTGCCGCTTGACAATCTGATCGCGGATCGCGTAGGGAATTTTCCCCAATTGCTTCGGCACGGAATCCGTCCGGATCAGACACCTAACCGCCTCGGCAACTTCCGAGTCGCTGTACGATTCAAGCACCTGCTCGATTTCCTCGACAAACCGCTCGCGAATCGATTCGTCCAGCCGCAAAAGGGCAATTCCAACGTCAGGAGCGATCCCGGTAATTACTTCGGTTTTACTCATCGTTTCTCCTCCTTTTCAGTTGACAGTGAAGTAGACGTCGCTTTTTTTGCCTTAACCTTTTCAGCCGCCCGTCTTGCCATTTCAGTTATCGACCCCCCAGAACCTACTACGCGTTTATTTGCGGAAAATTGCCCCTCCAACAGCCTGGTGACAGAATTAGGTTTCAATACCCAATCGATCGTCGCCCGCCAGCCAGAATCGTTCCTGCCGCAAAGAAAAGGGCATTTAGGAATCAAGGGGATAACCTTGAGGGCTAACTCCAGCCAACCGGCGTCTTCCAGCAGCCTAGCCCGTAGTGCCCGCTCCCGGGTCGGAGTCCATTTCACGATTTTTGGCAGTTCCGGCTGGCTATTCCACGCCTCTTCCAATTTCGCTTTCGCCTCCTTCAGCTGCCCGCGGGCCAGGCCATTTTTTGACACCCGCTCAGGACAAGCCAATTCCTCCACCCCGTCCAACGGCAAAAGGGCGTGACAATCCACCTCGGATTTTGCTATGAGGCCGGGAGCCGATCGCGATGTAGGTTTCCCCCCCTTATAATCCCCCCCTTCCTGGATACTTTCTTTAAGTTTGATATTAAATTCATTACGGTTAGGAAGTGTATTATTGGTTTGAATCTTAACTAATGGTTTAACACAATTACGTTCCAAACCAAAATTAAAGTTATGATTCACTAAGCACGACTCGCCGTTTCCCGAATTTTGGCCGGATTTTGCTATCAGACCCGCCCCCTCTTCGACCCGCTCCGCCGCCGTAAGTGCCGGTGGTTCCGACACTTGTGGCATTTCCTGATTTATTTCTGGATTTTTGACAGCCGTCAATTTTGCTATCGGTTTTGCTATCCGGTTTGCTATCGGCTTTGCTATCCGGTTTGCTATCCGCCCATTGTTTTTCTGTCTTGCCGGAAGTTCAGGAGAATCCGGCACTTGTGTCAATTCCGCCGATTTTTGGCAGCCGTCCATTTTGCTATCCATTTTGCTATCCGTTTTGCTATCCATTTTGCTATCCGGTTTGCTATCCGGTTTCTGATTTTCTTCTGGATTATTGACAGCCTTCCTCCAGCGACTGGCCAAACCTTTCTGGCCAGCTAACCGACGGATTTTTGACACCCGGCTAACCTGTTCCACAATCTGGACAACGATCCCGGAATCAGAGACGGTAATCAATCCTCGTGCCGCAAGCTCAGCCAGTCCACTCTCCAGCCACTCGGCGCCAGAATCCAACCTAATCGGATTGTCAGACGACCCCTCGACGTACCCGCTCCGTTCGGCGATCGTCCACAACTCAAGCCACACTCCTTTCGCCAAGACACTTAACCCAGACAGCAAGCCGACGTCAAACCATTTCTCCTTCATGCGATTCATACGTCGTAATCCTCATGCTGGTAGACCCACCGCAACTTAAAGGGTAATATAATACATTTAGCCCAGCAATAATATCGGTGACAAAAAGAGACGACGTGCGTAAAGGAAGGTGACACCTATGAAAACACTCGAAACGCTGCCCATGTGGTACAACGGCCGATTGTGCACCGTCCAATGCACAGTTTCCCGCATCGTAATCTATCACCGGGACGAAAAGGTGGCCAGTCTTCCATACCCGGACGCAACCTTCCAACTGTCATGGGCAGGGAAATATCCGTCGCACCAGGTCGTCCGTCGCAGGCTAGCCAATATCGTGCTGCCCGAAACGTTCGGCCAATTTCTCCGTCGCCTCCGGCAAGAGAAAGGCTACAATCAATCAGATTTCGGGCGACTAATCGGCCTAAAACAGACGTACGTGTCCTATCTGGAAAAACTAACCCAACCGCCTGGAAAGCGAATCCTCGCCCGCCTCAAAACCGTCTTCGGGGACAATATCGACCGGTACGCGAAAGAGCGTGACGAGTGGCTGGCTTTAATCAAATCGTCCAGCAATCAAGCGGTTATGTCGGGTTAGGTGCCGCCCGTACGACCACATAACCGCTGACAAGCACCTGGTCAAGGGTCAAATCCCATAAGAGATACCGGTAATTTCCCGGCGGTGGAACGCGGCTATCTGGCACAGACAACATAACGAGCGTACTGCTCGATCCTGGGTCGTAGGTAACGGTTAAATCACCCTCGGAATACTGGGCGACCATTTCATCGGGCCGCGTTTCCAGATACAGCACAACGGCCAACTGGTCGCCAGACAGGTCAACATTCTCAAGCGTCCACGACGCATCGAGCTGAGCATTCTGCCAGCAAAAGACAATCCCCCCGTCGCCGGTCGGGGACTGAACGCGAGCAGCAAGAGGCTGAACAATGACTTGTACACCGGACACTTCTATCTCCGCAATCGCATAGACATAGTTTTCGTCGTTGAATGTAAGCTTGTCGGTTTTAGCTTTGATCGCGGCAATCGAGGCATTATCCGGGGCTGTGTAACTGGAAGCAGCCAAACGTGTCGAAATTGCAGCATCCAGATTGGCCAGTTTTGTTTGATCAATAGTACTTCCATTTGAAGTGATGTTTGTTGCAGCGGTCAGTGTACGGGTCGTATAGGTCCAGATCTGCTCCGGAGTTATACTACTAGCAGTAGACCATTCCGAAACAGCCCCAAATGTGCCACTGGTCGTATGTTGATTACGTGCCTCATCCCATACGGCATCAGCAATAGCCTCGTAATCAATTACACCACCTCCGCCTGCCCATTCCGAGACAGCACCAAATGTATTGGGATCATCGTAATCGGCGCGTAAGGCATTCCAAACAGCCGCCGCAATATCGCTCGGTGTTAAAGCTGCAGTGCCTGTTGTATTGTCAACAGGCACACCGTAAGCAACCGATTGAGGCGGAGGAACATGGCATGTACCGGTTAACTCGTTCTCTGGTCCATAGGTTGTACCATAGCGAACATCCGATTGAGCAGGATGGCCATAAGGTCCGGCAAGGGCACCGTATAGCCACGCCACGTTACCCGAATAGGTTCCTGGTTGTGAGCCTGCCTCAACACAACGGATTTTGTATTGAGCCGCTTGCGGAATCGCTTGTTTGTATGTCACAACTGCCATGCTACCCGTTGCAGCACCACTAGTGCCACCATATTGGTTGCCGTGAATCTCACAGTAGGCCGCGCTTCCAATCCAGAAAACAGCAGGAGCAGGATCGGCATAGCAGTCACCGATGACAACGAGGGTGCCATTGGCGTGTGAGTAGATGCCGGGAGCAGCTGCTCCCGTTACGTTACCAGTGATGTAAATCGAGCCAGTACCGGTGTTACCAATGCCGTACGCGCTACTATTACTACTACTGCCGGTTACGTTGCCAGTGACGTAAATCGAGCCAGTACTGGTGTTACCAATGCCGTACGACGCGTAACTACTACTGCCGGTTACGTTACCAGTGACGTAAATCGAGCCAGTACTGGTGTTACCAATGCCGTACGCGTAACTACTACTGCCGCCGGTTACGTTACCAGTGATATAGATTGCTCCTGTATTAGTATTATTAATGCCGTAACAGTAACCACTTCTTCCCCCATACACATTCCCATATACAGTCAACGTATCCGGCGATGCTGCCATAAACTGTATACAACCGTAATATGCACCAGACAATTCCGGCCCATAAATATTCACCGGATACCCAGACTCGCCGATCTGCCGCGTCGTTGTTACCTCAAATCGTCCACCTGCCGTACCTCCCGTTCCACGACTTCTGGCATACAGCGTTTTCGGCCGATACTGTCCCACCAGGTCAATATCAATCGTGACGATCTTGCCGTCGGTGTAGACATCATCGTCGTTTGTCGGTAGTGAGCCCGTATTCCAAGTGCTAGTACTTGACCAATTACCGTTTTGGACTGCATATACGAGAGCCATAACGCACCCTCATTATGTATTTTGGATCAATTGCTCAAGGACTGATTTAATCGTATTGAAAGCACCATCAACCGCTGCATTCCCAGACGACATACCATTGACGGAACCATACGTAGCAGTCGATAGCACCTCATCACCTGCGAGCTCGTTGATAATCAGGCTGCATGTCTGATTATTTGGATTGATTACGCAGGAAAGCATCAACCGTTTGCCGGTTACAGTCGGCGGTTGTAAAGCCGCTTCAACCTGCTGCGGCGTAACGGTTGCACCATCGCCGAAAGCAACTTCGTAGGGCGACTTATATTTGATGCCGATTCCCTTTAATGCCGTAGCCACTTCCTGCGAAAAGGCCCCTGCAGCAGCTAAATCGTCAATCATTTGCTGGGTGAGGGGATGCGAAAAGTCAATACCCGTCGAGTTGAGCTTATCATACTGAGACTGAAGAAGCGGGTCACGTTCGGCTACCGCTAAAAATCCCGCAAGGGCCTGACGAGCCAGATCAGGACCTAGCTCTAAAAGGACCCCAGTACTCGTGTACATTTCGGAGTTAGCTACCGGAACCGTTTTCTCGTTCAAAGCGGCGGCAATCTCTTCAGGGGTGCCGCTGAGATTGTGCTGGCGAATTAACTCACGAAGCGTCATGGAAATCTCCTTTTTTCACGTTTATCTACCAGAATATCCTAATAAGACAAATGAATTCTTCCGTTGTTCTGATCAAGCCATTTCCCTCAGAAAAGCGTCGGGATCGGGTATCTTTGCCCAATCCGCACTGGCGGCCTGAATTGTGGCCACAGCAGCCCGCATTTGCTCAAAGGCTAACTTCGCGTTCCTAGCATCATCTAAACGATCCGCCATCGCAAAAATGTTTTCAGCCATCTTTCAAACCTCCTTTTGCTTCCGCTGGATGAAAATCCGTGTAAAGCGTGCCTTGTGCTTAAACAATTCCCTAACGTGTTCCAACGAATAAGACCCGTACGAACAGGCTACAGATTTAAGATCATCATACGTTAGCTCAATCTTAAAGGCCGGCCTATCCTGTTCCGACCGCACGACACCCCTTAACCCAGCAATCTCGGTCAAGGGAAGGTCCGTCCCGGCCAACAGAGAATCTTTTACGACAACCGCAATCACTTTCTTCGGGCTACGCAAGAATTCTGTCAAACAACTGCCGGTACTTCCGGTTATTCTCCGCCCGGACCGCCCGACCAATTTCCAAAGCCTTCCGACAATTTTCATCATAGTCATCGAGTATCTGGAGGGCGACACGGGCAATATCACTCGGCTGCCACGGTTCCGCCTTCCACTCCGGCGGCGTGTGCCGGATCGATCCACTGCCGACAAACGGCCGACCACACAAGGCCGCATCGACAGACACGTAGTTAAAACTCTCTGCCAAAGACGCCTGGAGCACAAGGCTAATCTTCGTAGTCAACATATCGTACCAGCCGTCGTGCTCCTTCCACTCCAGTTTTTCCAAGGTAATCCGGCAGGAGTCAGCCAAATCGTAAAACCAATTGTTTTTCGTGTCCGGACGAATACACGCCCCAAACCGGAGGTCCGGCCTGGCTTTCGCCATTAACCCCATCGCAAATATCTGAGTTGCAAACGCTTTACTCCAGTCGTCACGGCCGACAATCACGATCATCGGTGGGCTAATTTCCTTCCACCTGGCATTGATTCCGTCCGGAACATAAACCGGATTAGGCCAATGGAAATAGCGGTCATAACCCAACTCTCCCCACGCCGTTTGCTGGTCCGGACAAGCGTAAAACAGGTTACGGTATTTGCTCAACGAGGCCAACAGAAGTTTTTCATCCGCAAAATATTTTGGCCAACGGGTCATATGGTTCAAGGAACAATGGTTTATAACAAGAAACCTATGCTGCGGAAAACTCGCGACGACATCTAGCCAGTCGGTAACCGGGACAATAAACGAATGATTCACGAAGACAGTAGGGCCAGGAGCCTGTTCGGCCATTTGCCGGAGAATATCCAACGGCGGTTTGACAATCTGATGCGTCTTAAACCCCGGGCCTAACGCGTTCTGCGACCGCCGTCCCATATCCTGCCAATTTTTCTGCCACACGCAGTGGACAACGTTAACAACGCCGTCCTTAAAATCGACGGTCAGCGATTCCGGCTGCCCGCCATTTCCACAACAGGGCAACTGGCCAACCTGCCTGGCGGTCGGAATCGGTCCCCTCCAGGCAGCGTACCAAACCAGCAAATACGCAATCAGTCGCTTGCCAGGAATCCTCTTCAGAATCGGCCTCTTCGCGGCCTCCTGAAGCATGTGGTCGACAATCTTACGGGCGTTAGCCCAAACCCAGTCTGGGCCGTTCCGATCCATCTGCCTGGCCAAATCCTTGCAGCCGCATTTATCAGTCGGAACAATCCCAAACCGGGCCAAGAGACCGCTTAAAACCGTGCCTGGGCCGGGCCTACCCTCCTGGATGGCATGAACATTAAAAATCGGTCGCCCGCCGCATTGCCGCCGGACAGTCAAGGGAATAGGCCTTCTGGCAAACGGGTCGCAAACCGGACAATAACCTAAGCCATTCGATAAAGGTTTGAGGCTACAAACACTCATAACTGAAGCCGAATCCTAAAATAAACGCCTGACGGTCCCTCCTGTACCCACACGCTGCTGCCCCACACACGCTTTATATAATCCGCCTCAAATTCTTTGTCGAGGTCTGTACAATCCCACCGGAACGGATCGCTCCAATAAGTCCTCGCCCCACACAAGACCGCGTAATACTCTTGATAACCGAAACGATGGACACGAAACGCCCCCCCCACATAAAACGAATCGACTCCGAACGACGCTTGCTCATCGGTCGGGTTACGCACGTAGAGCATCGTTCCTGTGAAATAACAATCGCCATAAACCGGATCATTCTCAATATAAACCCAAGGATCGTATTCCGTTTCA